CTCCTCGCAGTCCACCTCGCGCTCGTCTGGCTCCTCCGCGTTAGATGATGTGGGGTATGAAATAATTACCTTCCCTTCTGTGCATTCAAGGCATACACGCGTGTGTGCTTCCTTATGCGCTTTCATCACCGCACCCCCACTGCGTAGATAATCCAACCCGGCCCAAACGCGACGCGATACTCGCGGCAGAGATGCGCTGCCTCCGTCACGGTGCTGCACTCGTCAATAACCTCAGTCTCAAACTTGCTACCCGCAAGCTTGCCCATCACACGCCATACGCGCTTAGTATTCGCCATGCCCGTAACCTCCTCCTTCAGCCTTGTCTGCACATGAGTCGCACTGGTAGCCAAGCCGCTTGTCAGCGGGCGTGAGCATGTTCTTTCGCTTGCACGTTGGGCAGGGCAGGTTGCGTGGATTGTTGCGCGTCTCCGCACGCAATGCGGACCTGCCTCCGGGGTCTGCAAAGTCGCGAGCGTTCATACCATCGTTGTCAAACTCTTCATCGTTGTAGCCATAGTCGTCAGGACACATGTTCCACCCCCTCTTCAGCATCCTTATCAGCACGCGCAAGCGCCTCTGCGTAGCTGCGCGGCATGTCACCTTTGATGAAACGCAGGTTTGCGCTGTGTTTGCTGAAGTGCCAACCGACGCGCACGTATGACGTGTGCCTGCTGGTAGTCACGCTGAACTTCTCTTGCGTAATCCACACGAGGAAACCCCCGTTGTGGTTATAGACAACGCAGATTGGCTCCCTGTAGCTGTAGAGCACGCGATGGCTTGGGTCGTGACCTTCGTACACGTTTTCGCCACGCACATTGTCGTGATGAAACTCCTGCAAATCATCGCACCACTTGTGGATCTTCTCTTTGAGTACCATTCGCATATGTGTGTTCTCCCAAGCGTAATAGAGTGCATCAATTAGGTCTTCGACCTGCTTAGACTTCTTCGCCATGGTGTTGCTCCTTTGGTTAGTTGTGATGTGCCATGACTAGCTGTGAATGTAGCCATCCTTCTCGATACCTACGGTCATGCCCTTGTAACGCGCCATGAAGCAACCATTCATGTTGCTCCACTTCATGGTGTTGAAAATTTCCATGTAGCCGGGGTGCTGCAACACTGCGTTGCGCACGCTCTCACGCTGCGCAGTGTCAAGCTCCTGAGGCCATGGGTTATTGATGCGCGTGTCTACATCACGCACAAGCCACTGCGCAGTGGTGTATGCGTCGCGAAACAAGTCGCGCTCGTCATACGACGCTACGCCACCCATGCTGTCGCAATGTACAGCCATGAGAGAGGTGACTTTAGACAAAAACAGCACGTTGACGGGGTGCTGGCGAAAGCTCTCGCCCGTACCGCCAGCGTCCTCAATCAATGCGCCTGTATGCTTCGCCCACTCTTTAAGCACTCCACTCAGGTTGCAGGCATCTTGAATGAGAAGGGCAGACTTGTATGCGGCATGCAATGCATCGTTCATGGTGGGGCCTCACTTCGCAAGGGGGACTGCTAGGTTATTGCTACATAACATCAACAAACAACTGCTGCACTACAAACTAGCTTAGCAAGGCTAGTGCCAAGTGCTAACTAGCTGATATCTCAGAAGTAGCTAAGTGAACTGGTACCCAAGTGTGGTGGACAGTCCACACCACAATGTGGGCTAGACACCACACTTCAGAAGTAGCACTCCACATCACACTTCACAAACACAAAAGCCCGTGATGCCCCCGCAAAGTGTTAAGGGGCATCACGGGCTATCGGTCACAGGCTATATACCGCGCCTGCGTACGGTTCCCTTGCGAGGAAAGCTCGGAAGGGAGGGGGCGACAGCTACAGGCTAATTACCTGCGCGTCACCCAAGTGGGTGCGAATCCAGTCACGCGCGCCCTTGAGGAAGCGCGCTACTTCAGCGGGCGTTGCAGCCCTGACGATTTCACCTGCGCGGGACATGACAACAAACATGGGGCACCTCCTAGCTGTTTTCCAGCATACGTAGGAGACGCGCTATGTGCAAGTCTTCTGACAAGGTGCGCGTGTCAGGCGTGTTGTCTGGTGCGCGCACCTGCTCAAACACGATGGAATCACGCAGGATTACGTCAGCTTGGGCGCGCAGGGAATTACGCGCGGCATCCCACGCTGCGCTCTCCTCGCTGTAAACGCCCCTCGGCTTGGGCGGGACGTATTTGTACTTGCGCTCGTATGTGGGGCGTTTGGTGCTCATCGCGCTACCTGCGCTTGCTGTGCGACGTGTGCCGCACGCTCTTCAGCCTTGACATGCTCACGCTGCAAAGCCTCAAACACGTCGTCAGTTGCCAGAAACGGATGCCAATCGACGGCAGGGACTTCGCCATGCATGACCGTGGAGCCTTTGGCGCTCTCCCAGATGTGATAGCGCTGGCGGGCCTTGATTGCGTCTGATGCAATGGCTGCAATGATGGTAGCTGGAGTGTGGAACATTGGGACACTTCCTTCGCAAGAGTTGGACACCACAACGCACTATGCGCTGCGACGGCTACAGCATGCCATGTTGCACATGCTGTAGCCTAGGCAGGGCACCGGGCGTTAGCCGTTGACGATGCCCCATGCCATGCGCATCGCAGTAGCCTTGTCCATGCCCTGCCCAATCATCTTCGTAGCGAGGGCGATAGCCTCAGCGTCCTTCGTGTCAACGGGAGCAGGTGCCGGGGTGGGATTCTGCTGCGCTTCCGCCTGCTTAGCGGCTTTGGTGGACTTGCGCTTGATGGGGGCGACAGGCGTGGGAGGCGCGCTTTGCGTGACGGTGACGGCAGGCGTCGCGCCGCCCTTGGGCCCGTACTTGGACACGAAGTAGCGGTTCCCCTCCGCGTCCACAAACGTAGCCTCGTGCTTAGGCTGCGTCTGCGTCCCGTCACTCTTCGCGTAGGGCGCAGTGAACGTCAACTTTGAGGAGATGGTGGCAGCGAGGGACGCGTCAATGGTGACAGTGGGCTTAGACATGGTGTGGCTCCAATGCAAGGGTATGCTTCTGTGAGGTGAGCAAGGACTTGCTCACAGGTAGGACGGCTAACCGGAATGGCTGACAGTCGAACCATGCCGAGCCACTTTGCTAGCTGCATGCCACAGCTAAGTAGTTGATTTTGCTAGCTAGTGCGGCATGCTACCTTAAAAGTGTGGGGGACTGTCCACCACAGTTTGTGGGGTTTGCACCACATTTGCGGCTCACTGCACTGTGCCACATCTAGATGCTAGCGTAGCGTGACACGCAGCGTGACACATCTAGATGCGTCTAATCTCGCGCGCGGTTCGCGCCATGTGCCCAGTACGCTAGGAACTTGCGTAAGACACCCAATTGCCGTTTTTGGCGCGTACCGCACACGCGCGCAGGCGCGCACGCAGGGAACCATGCGCGGACGCACGCAGGGAAACGCGCATACACGCGCGCATCAACCCCGCGCACGCACCTCGCGCGCGTACGCATGCAGGCATAGGCACCCCTGCGCCACCCCCCGGTGGGGTGTTGATGATAAATGGTACCATCCCATCTACATTAGACATGTCACCATCCCATGCATGGCGAGCTAGCGCTAAGCATTGGCATGTCGCTACATATGACTTAAGTGGCAGGTGCAGAAAAGTGCAGGAGGGGGGTTGAAAGTCGGTACAACGCCCGGTATAACTGGTGTGCCGCGACGGGGAGAGCGGCACCACCTCACAGATTGCGTACCCGAGAAAGCCACGTAGTTACGCATATTTAGATTTGAGAAAAACAGCGTACCGCTAGCGTACCGGTACGGTACCGGGTGGTCAGACCAGTTGGGAGGGCCATTTCAGGTTTTAGGATAGTGGCAAAGGCGCGCATTTCTGCACCACCTAAATGCCCTACAACGTCATCATCTAACAGGCTGGCATGGAGCGCGCGTCAGCAACATTGGCGCTTCTTCGCTGCAATTGAGACAGGTCCCCACCACACACCAGTCGTCCTGCACCACTTGCTTCAGGTCTGCTGAGAACTGCGTCAGCCCGTAGAGGTGAGAGGCGTGGCAGCAGGAGCAGCGCACATGGACTTGCACTGTGTTGCTTGCAGCATCCTTGACGGTGGCGTTCTGGCTCATGCACTGTTGAGAGTACCCCATGCATGGCGTCCCTGCAACTTCCCCTAGCTAGCCACTACCTATGCCGCCCAGAGTTAAAAAGGTCACTACGTCAGATGAAAGAGTCGAGATGACTCTACTAGAGCAATGGAGGCAGGCGCGACGCCTCACTCTTGCGCAGTTAGCTAGGCATCTAGGTACGCCAGCTAAGACTACGTGGCGGTGGTGTATGGGTTCTACCATGCCATCTCTGGCTGCTGCCTTCCGCATTGAACGCGCTACGCAAGGTGGGGTGCCAGTCTCGTCATGGCTGAGCACGCACCTAGGAAAGGCAGAGTGGGAGTACATGAATAAGTATGAAGTAGACCACCCGAATCGCGAGGTGTACTACGGCAACAACCCACGCGACACATTTGTAGAAGTACTACCTGAGGAGCTACTCAGCGATGGCACAGAAACGTAAACACATACTGCCACCAGAGGCTATTGGTGAGGGCGCGTCTGGCGCCACCTGTCCGCGTGGGCACAAGCTGCCGCACACCATGCGTAATGGACAATGTACTCCACTATACTGCGTTGCAGATGAGGGGCCTGCGCGTAGGTTTGAGCAGCCCAGCAGAGCGCCAGCAGGTGAAGGCACAGAAGAGAAGCGTCTCGCTACTGTTGAGGCTGATGCAGAGCAGGATGCCAAGTTTGACGTAGTGCGTCGCAAAGTGCGCGCCAAGATGGTGGAGCAGCCTAGCGAGGAGGCAGCGCAAGGCGGCGAAGCTGCTGAAGGCTGGGCGGATAGCAAGCTAGTGCGCTTGCTGCCACTTGCCGTTGCTGAAGTCGAGTACCAGCTTAACTATGGTGACGACAAGCAACGCATGGAGGCAGCGGACCGTGTGTTGAAGGCAACAGGGCGTTCTACGCGCGAAGCTGGCATCGGCGGCGGACAGACGATTGTGTTGAACATTTCTAGCAGTGAACTGCCGTGGGGCAGAAAGGCGACAACTATCAATGCGCAAGTCACAACTGGAGAAGCTCAGGGAAGCGAAGCGAGAGTCCTTCAAAGTGGAGAACCTACAGGGGCTGCCAGACTTGGTGAAGCTTCTGGTGGACGGGGGAAGAAGCCCTGAACTGCGCCAAGTTAACCCCACGCAGTTGAAGTACATCTTAAGCACACAGCGCATCAAGGCATACAAGGGGCCAGCAGGGTGTGCCAAGACCAGCACTGGCGTTGCGGACGTGCTTATCCACGCGCTGCTAGAGCCGGGCAGCAAGTACCTCATTGCGCGTCAGGATTACAACGACTTGCTGGATACCACGATGCAGCGCTGCGAGGATATGGTGGCATTGTTACCTCCCGGTACACTGTTAGACCGCAACAAAAGCGCGCCCGCTAAGTGGTACATTCGTGCAGCAGCAATGAAGGATGATGATGGGCGCGTCATTGACGAGCCAAGCCAAATCACGTTTATGGGCTTGAAGGACGTGCCCGGCTCGTACGAGTGGAATGGCGCGTTTGTAGATGAGGCCGACGAGGTAGACGAAAAGAGTATCCACTGGATTAACTCTCGTCTGCGCTGGAAGCGCGGCCACAAGTTCATCGGCCTAGCGTTCAACCCGCCTGACATTAACCACTGGTTGTACACCGCATGCACTGGTATGGACGGACAGGGCAATAAGGTGCGCGAGCCGTGGATGCAACTGTTCGAGCCCAATCCAAAAGAGAACACGCGCAACCTGCCTTCTGACTACTACGAAATCCTCACGCGCGACTTGCCTGAGGATATGCGCCAGCGGCTCGTTGATGGCGTATGGGGCAGCACCTTCCCCGGCGAGGCGGTTGTGCGCCAGTTCCGTAAGCAGATGCACCTGCGCGAGTTGGCATACGCCTCAGGCACGCTGTTCCGCTTCTGGGACTTTGGCTACAACAGACCTGCTGTGTTGTTTTGCCAGTGGCACCGCGATGGGCGTCTGCAAGTGATGCGGGAGTTTCTCGGCCACCACATTGAGGGCAGCAAGTTCATCGAAGTTGTGAAGGCCAAAACCACTGAGTGGTTCCCCGGCGCGCAGAACTTCATGGACTACGGTGACCCAGCAGTAGCGCAGAAGAAGGACACGGGCCAAATGTCGGCCATGCTCAACAACACGGGTATCACTATCCGCTACATGCATACGCCGTTTGATGTGTCGATGGCTCTACTTCGCAAGAAGTTTGAGAGCCTCATCGAGGGCGAGCCTGCCATAGTTATAGACAGTCGTTACTGCCCTATTTTGAGTGGCGGCTTGGCGGGCGGATACCATCTCAAGAAGGATGGTGTGACTCCGAACAAGGATGGGTACTACGACCACCTTGTTGACGCGCTCAGGTACGGCGTCTACAACTTGTGTGGAGCGCAGGCCAATACCACTATTAGTATCCCGCAGAGCATTGCTTACTGGAGCAGTGATGAAAGAGATGAGGCACGCACATGAGTGATGGCAATACTCCCGTACCTGTTATCAGCATCGGCAAAGAAGATGAAGCTGGTGTTGGTGGCCTGCTCGCTCGCGATAACGATAAAAACTACGCCAACAATGAGATGGTGCAGGACTACATTCGCGAACATGTGTGGCCTGCCATCACGTACGCGCGCCTCCACCGTAAGACTATTGAGGAGGAGTGGCGCGAGATTCGGCGCATGACGTTGCTGGAGCATGACAGCAATCGTAAGTACAAGGGGCGCAGCGAGGCGTACATGCCTATCTACTTGCGCAACTTACGCACGCTTGTGAGCCAAACCTCGCGTGGGATGTTTCCATCTGACGAGTACATGGACGTGATTTCACGTCAGGGTGACCCGGAGCGGGGTCAGCCAATCAAGGACTATATTCAGTATGAGTTTGAGAAGTGCGCGAAGTTGCGTAGCGCTCTCAAGCCACACTTGAAGCAGTACTTCCAGTTTGGTTGGTCTGTGGTCAAGGCATGGTACCATAAGGAACTTGCTGATAAGAAACCACGTAAGAGCCTGCGCGTAACGAATGGGCGCATGTTTGGTGAGCGCGAGCGTGACGCACAGATTGAAGGGTTGCGCGTGTCCACGCGTAGCATCTTCTACTTCTACGTGTGGCCTACGACGGTGGATAGCCTTGAGGATGCCACTCTCTTCTTTGAAGATATCGACGTGCCCAAGTGGTACATCGAAGAGATGGGGCGGAAGGGCAAATGGGAAAATGCGCAGGCAGCGCTTGATGCGCCCTTCCAGCCTGACCACATTCTGAACCAGCAGCAGATGCAGGAAGAGTTGATTGGTAACACGACAGTCCCCCAGAGCGCAGCCATGGGTAGTGACTTGTCATGGTGGCGCACCATTCAAGAGTGCTGGCTTAAGCTGCCACTGCCAGATGATGCGTATGAGCCCGGTGAGACGAAGGGCGAGCCGGTGCTGTGTCTGTGCCTGATGGCGGGTGACGTGCCGTTGATTGTTCGGCGCAACCCATACTGGCATGGAAGGTCGCCCTATCTTGTGTCGCGCCTGTTGCCTGAGGTGGGCGCGTTCTACCCGAAGGGTGATGGGTACACCGCAAAGTACCTACAGTACATGGTGAATGACACCTTCAATCAGGTGACTGACAACCTGACCTATGGGTTGAATCCCATGACGCTGATGAACCCCTCCACACTTGTGGGTGCGGTTCCCAACTTCCGGCCCGGTGGAGTGATTCAGACTACTGACACGCAGCATGGCATCCGCTTCGATAGGCCGCCAGTTGAGCAGGTGCAGTACGGCACCAACTTCGGGCAGATGCTTGTGAGCATGCTTAGCGACACGATGGGCACGCCACCCATCATGCAGGGCTCCAATGCGGGTAAGGGGGCGCGCACTGCCACCTCAAGTCAAATCCTCCAGAAGAATGCAATGAATCCGATTCAGGACATTGTGGAGGATTTCGAGAATGAAATCCTCGTGGAGTTGATGAAGATGGCTCACAGCTTGGGCCAGCAGTACCGCTCAGATGAGTTGTTCATTCCTATCGTGGGTGGCACTCCACAGCGCATCTCCCCGGAGCAGTTGATTGGTGACTTCGACTTCCGGTGGTTGGCCTCTTCGCAAGCTGCCAATGCGCACCAGCAGTCCCAAGAGCGCATGCAGGTGCTTGAGGTGGCGATGAAGGTGATGCCGCTGCTCATGCAGCAGGGCAAGACGGTCAACCCTGAGCCTCTGCTGAAGGCGCTGTGTAGCGCAGTGGGTATGCGCGGCTACTCACAGTTCATCGTGCCTATGCCTATGCCGCAGGGCATACCGGGACAGATGCCTGCGCCGGGTGGGCCCCCCATCGCACCTGCCCCCGGAGACGCCAACGCCGGGGCGGCGATACCTAACGGCGAGCCTGCGCCGGGTGAGGGTGCGGACTTCGGGGAGATGCGTGACGGGGCTGATGACATGAGCGCTGCATTGGGCAGCATGTTGGGAGGGTAGCTAACAATGTTCTATGTAGACTTTGAGAAGCCAATCGAGCCACAGAAGAATGCCATTAAGGACGGCTGCAATGCCTTGGAGGGGCTGCTTGCCGCCACTGGGTGGCTGTACCTTGAG